CGGAATATGCCGTGCGGTCAAAACCGCACCCGAGTGGCCGACGTTGATGCGAACTGTGCACATCCCGGCCTTCGAACCCGCCGCCACGGTCGGGTTTTCATGGAGTCCACTCGGTTGAACATTGGAGACGGACGGGGCGAAGGGAGCCAACCAGACCCCGCCCGTCTCACCTTGGTTGCGACCCAAGGAAATCATGCGGCCTTCTCAGTTGGGGCCGCTGAAAAAAGAGCCTCAATTGCGAGGCGCGTCCGCTTATCCAGCTTCAATTCGCCTCGCTCGAAACGGGAAACCGTTGATTGCGTCACGCCAAGGCGATCAGCCATTTCGGCTTGCGACAGGTTGTGGAGTTCGCGTATCGTTTTGATGTCCATGAACGCGCATATATGCGCATACGCATTAATGTGTCAACCATGATATGCGCGAGCGCATAAAATATGCTTGGATATGCGCGAGCGCATAAAATATGCTTGACGTTATGCGTATGCGCATTTATTCATCCCTTCATAGCCAAACGGCATGGAGGTTTTAATGCCATTCTACGCAATCGACATGAAGCATCAGCACCTGAGCGAACACGCTCGCGCGGTCATTGCCGCCCGCTGTGCCAAGAATAATTTTTCAGAAGCGGAAGTTGCCAAAGAGCGGCGCATGGCCATCAACCGGGTGCGTGGCTATTTTGCCTGCCGTCGCAATGGCCTGCGTGAAGGACCGTTCTCGCCGCGTCGCCTGCGTTGCGAGGCGCTTCAGAAGATCGCTTATTACAAGCTGATCCGCAATCACGTCCGCACTGAGGCCGCAGCATGAGCGGCCTGAATCAAGCCGCGCGCGTTCTCTCGTTCGTGCAGAGCGAAGACCGTCCAGACTGGCAGCGCCTTTGCGATGCGGCTGGCAACGCCGGATACGCCCGCCGCGCTCTTGAGTTTGCGCTGGACGATCTGCGTGACGGCGACGCGCCGAATGCCATCACCATGATTAAGCGCGCCATCGAGCGCCTTGGGAGGAATATATGACCCGCATCACCACAGACACCGCCGAGCTGATCCACGCGCGCCATTCCGAATGGCTGGACGGTTTCAAATCAGGCACCCTGTTTACGCTTTTGCTGACTGTCATTGGAATCATGGTCGCGGGGTGGCTGGTATGACAATCACATACCACCCCGACGTAGTTCAAGGCAGCGATGAGTGGCTGGCGATGCGTTGCGGCATTCTGACGGCTTCGGAGATGAAGAACATCATCACCCCGACGCTCAAGATCGCCAACAACGACAAGACGCGCGCCCATGCTTATGAGATCGCGTTCCAGCGCATCAGCCAGTATGTTGAGCCGCAATATATCTCGGATGCCATGCTGCGCGGCCAAGAGGACGAAATCTACGCCCGCGAAGCCTACAGCCAGCACTATGCGCCGGTTGTCGAGACAGGCTTTGTCACCAATACCGCGCACGGCTTCACCATCGGATATTCTCCCGACGGCTTGGTTGGCGATGATGGCTTGATCGAGTGCAAGAGCCGCTGCGGGAAATACCATGTGCAGACAATCGCGGCAAATGAGATGCCCGACGATTACCTGATCCAAGTGCAGACCGGAATGCTCGTCACTGGCCGCAAGTGGCTGGACTTCATTTCATACTGCGCGGGCCTGCCTGTCTTTGTGAAGCGCATTGAAGCCGACGCGGAAATTCAGGACGCCATTCTCACCGCCGCCGCTGCATTTGAGGCGCGCGTTCAAGAGATCGTCCAGGAATACCGCGCCACCCTTTCGACCATTAAACTGATCCCGACCGAACGGCGGGAAACGATGGAGATAATTGTATGACCGAGATGATTGATATTAAACGGAGCGCCGGGACAAGCATTGTCGCGTTGGTAGAGGCAACGCCCGCTGTTGTTCTAACCGACAAGCGCAAATTCAGCGAATTCTATGAGGCCATGAAGGCCGAATGCGATGCGCATGTTCCTGACCTGACCACCGAGAAGGGGCGAAAGGCTATCGCCTCGCTGGCCTATAAGGTGGCGCGGACCAAGACGGCCATCGACGACGCCGGTAAGGCGCTTAATGAAGAGGCCCGCGCGCGGATCAATGCCGTTGACGAGTCCCGTCGCGAAATCCGCGCCCAGCTTGACGAACTCAAGGATGAGGTGCGCAAGCCGCTCACCGACTGGGAAAACGCCGAGGAAGCCCGCAAGGCGCAAGTCGATCAGGTAATCAACTGGCTGCGTGATGCTGCCAAGATTGAATTCGACGAAACGGCGGACGAACTGCGCGCCCGCATGAAGGTGGTCGAGAAAACATCTTTCCCGGCTGATATTTTTCAAGGCCATGCAGCGCAGGGCTCGGCGCTGAAGGCTACCGCACTTTCCGCACTCGGAACTGTCGCGGCGCGCATGGACCAGGAGGAGGCGCAGCGCGCCGAACTCGAACGACTACGCGCCGAAGCCGCCGAGCGCGAAGAGCGGGAGCGCATCAAACGCGAGTCCGAGGAAGCCGAGCGCAAGCGGGAGGCAGAGGTGAAGGCGGCCGCTGAAGCCAAGGCCCGCGCTGAGGAAGAGCAGAAGGCGCGTGAAGAGGCCGCTGCCAAGGCAGCAGAGCAGCGTGCTCGCGATGAAGCTGAAGCCAAGGCCCGCGCTGAGCGGGAAGAGACTGAGCGCGCCCATGCCGAGGCACTAGCCGCAGAGCGCCGCCGCGCCGAAGAGGCTGAAGCCGCCGCCGCTGCTGAACGCAATCGCATTGAGCAGGAATCTGCTGATCGTAAGCGCGCAGAAGAACGTGCCATCGCTGAACAGGCAGCGCGCGAAGCCGACCGCGCCCATCGCGGCAAGATCATGGGCACTGCGAAGGAGGCAATCATGGACGCCGGACCAGTTGATGAAGTCATAGCCCGCGCTCTCGTGCTTGCCATTGCGGCAGGCAACATCCCCAACGTCGCCATTCGTTTTTAAGGAGCAACCCATGACCGAGATGATTGATATGAGCCAGTTTGTTGAGGCCAAGTCAGACCAGATTAACGCGGACGACCTGATCGGAGCACCCCGCACGATCACTGTCACCCGCGTCACTGGCTGTGAAGGCGACCAGCCGATTGCCATCTATTATCAAGGCGACAACGGCAAGCCCTTCCGCCCCTGCAAGACCATGCGCCGCGTGTTGCTCGCAGTCTGGGGCCGCAATGCCGCTGACTATGCAGGCCGGTCGATGACGATCTACCGCGACGACAGCGTTACGTTTGGCGGGTTGAACGTCGGCGGCATCCGCATCAGCCACATGAGCCACATCGACAAGGAAGTGCTCGTCGTTGTGATGAAAACCAAGGGCAAGAAGGCGGGGATCAAGATTCTGCCGTTGACGCAGGCCGCGACCCAGCCCGAAGTCGGCATCACCGACGCACTTGCAGCCCTGAACGACGCCGTTGACATGGCCGCGCTCGAAGCCGCGTGGAAGTCGAAGAGCATGGCACCGTTCCGCGAACAACTCCGCGCCGATCTGGATCGCCGTAAGGCGGAGTTGACCGCGCCGGTTTCAGAACCCGTCGAGGTCGAAACCGATCCATTTGCTTAATTCCAAGGGACAGGGGAGAGCCTAACAAGCCTCCCCTGATAGATTGATGAAGAAAATTAACAAACTCACGCCGGAGCAAGAGGCAGAACTACCCGCATTCCGCGCCAAGTATTTGAACATAGCTTGCGGTGGACATCGCATTGACCGCGACAAGCTGCAATCGTCTCTAAACGAAGCTTACGCGATGATTGGCAAGCCCGCACCCGCGCTGTTCATTTTTGACAGCCCTGCTGCCTGCATGATGGCGCTCAAGATATTCAAGATGCCGGAAACCAGCCAGTTGGATAGCCAGTTGTGGGGCCAGTTGGTGAGCCAGTTGCGGGGTCAGTTGTGGAGGCAGTTGTGGAGCCAGTTGGATAGCCAGTTAAAGATCCGGGGAATCTATGCCGGAAATAACCTATGGGGCGCGCACGACCTCTATTGGATAGCCTTTTACCGCTTCTGCCAGCGTATCGGCGTCAACTATGGTGATGCGGCCAAAACGCTCGACACAATGGAAGCCATTTCATCGCAATGTGAGTGGTGGTGGCCTTTTGAGGGTGTAGTGATCGCCAGCGAAAAGCCTGTTTCGGTTAAGTGGGATGATGAACAACGCCTGCACTGCGAAAATGGCCCTGCCGTGGAATACGCGGACAGCTACGCTTTGCACTCATGGCATGGGCAGAGCATCCCCGGCGATTGGGTAACTGGCAATCCTCCGAAAGCATCCGAGGCGCTGCATTGGCAAAATATGGACCAGCGAGCGGCAGCTTGTGAGATTTTGGGTTGGGACAAGATTGTTGACGAGCGAGTTGCGTCAGGCGCTGGCCGCATCATTGAAGACAGCGGAGATCGCGTATGGGGTAGGTTGGTCGAATTGGACCTCCCCGACAGTCCCGGCGAGCGGTTCCTTGACGCCATGTGCGGAACTGGACGGAGATTTGCGCTTCCCGTCCCTCCGAAAACCAAAACAGTCGATGAAGCGCAATCCGTTCTTCACGGCGGACTTCCCGTGGAAATTCTCAAAAACTTTGAAGTGAGGACGTAAAATGGACTTTGAATTTGACATGACCCGCAAGAGCATCTGCCAAGGCGATGTTTACCTTGTCCCGATCAAGGCTGTTCCGGCTGGGATGAAGTCTGTCGATCCTGAAAAGGGCGCTTACATCATCACGCACAGCGAAACGGGACACCACCACGTTGTGATGGAGCGGCCTGATATTCGCCAATATTCCGGAATGGATATGTTTCGCGGCTTTCTCGAAGTCGCTGGCGAGCCGACTGAGCTTGTCCACCTGCGCGACCACCACACCCACGCGCCGCAGGTTGTCGCGCCGGGTGCGTGGCTGATCCAGCGCCAAGCGGCCTACACGCCGCAGGGTTGGGAACGCGCACGAGATTAACAGGGGCGGGAGGGGCCTTAAACCCCTCCCGAAATACTCATGATCTACCAGAAAGAAACCCGTCGCTCATCAGAGAGCGCATGGCCTCTTAGGAATGCAGATGGTCGCCGTTGGTGCGATGAGAAGCCCGCCGCCTATCGTGCGAGCAAGACGCGATAGCTTGGCGATGGTGGAGCATTACGCACGGCAGCGGAATACGCGAAAAACAGGTGCCAGTGCGATGCGCAAATGGGATGCGAAATAATTTCATGTGACGCTTGACAGGCGTCACTGTGCTATGTCATACGATGCACATAGACGGAATGGAGTGATTGAGATGACCAGGATTGCCGCATATCTAGAACAGGCTGCTCACTATATTGATGAAGGCAGTCGCGCGATTGTGGAAAGCCTTACGGAAGGCCAGTTTGATATTCTTGTGGCTGCAACCGAAGAGGCATCAGGTGGCGGCACTGAACCCGGAATTGATTCCACGCTTGTTCGAACGAGCGAAACCATTGCCGATTTTGATGCATCGCGTCTTGGTCATTGGTCGGAACGCGGCGACCGTGAAGAAATTGATCTTGGCGCCCCGGCTGTAAAATATGAGCGGGTTCAGATGAACAAGGGACAGCCGCGCGTGAGCTTCGTCGTGGTTGATCTCGGAGACTATCGCGTGGCGGTTCAGTGAACAACTGGCAGGGCTTCGCAAAGCCTGAAGAGATCGCAGAATATGAATCTCTGGCTGCCAATATCGCTGAGGCGAACAAAAAGCGCGCCGCCATTCGCAGCCGCTGCCGCACTAGAATGTGGCGCGCAGCCAAAGAGAACGGAGAATGAACTTGCAAACAAGTTGCAAACATGACCAGCAAACCGGCCTAAGAGGCGGCGTCAATCATAACTTCATTTTTGAGATAGACGGCTCAAATGCGTCGGTTTCTGAAAAATCCAGTTGTAAACAGCCCACGGAAAACGGTTGTTCTCCGGCTGTAGTTGCAAACGTCGATCTCACCGAAAACGACAAATCAGTCACCCGTGAACGCTTCCACGGCTGGGAACGCGCCCGCGACTAAGTTTCCCCCGGCGACCCGCCGCCAGTGCCTCGTCGCGGGAAATATGGCGAGGCAGAAAGGTTTAAGCATGACATGGCAACCGATTGAGAGCGCGCCGAAGGATGGGACGAGTGTTCTGGCCTTTTGGGGGCAGGATTCTGCGCTGGATCTTTTTGGCGTCATCTATTGGGGATGCGAGGAGGGCTGCGGAGAGCCGATTTGGTTGGAAAACGACAAGGCTGTTGGACCCCCCACCCACTGGCAACCCCTCCCCGAACCACCGGAGGCAGCATGACAACACCTACGGGAATATCCTTCCCTAGCAATTTCAATCAAGTTGAGTTGGCTAACTTGCCCAAAGGGCGCACGGTAACGCGTGGCGTTTCGAGCAATTGGCTAACCGGAAATTGCGCCCCCGAAGGCGATTGGCGTCGCGCTTCGGAGGCTGACCACAACGAACGTGAGGAGTTCGATATGGCTACTCAGTATCTATCAGAAAACGACATTTCTGTCATCCGTGAACGCTTCCACGGCTGGGAGCGCGCGTCTGCGAAAACGCTCGCCGCAGTGTTCGGCGTGTCGGTTCAGCGCATCGCTTCGATTGTGAAGGAGAATTGATATGGACAAGTTTCTGACAGACCTCGCGGCGCTTGAGGCGGAACTAAAGACCGTGCGTGACCGCGAGGCTGACACACACCGTCGCCACGACGCCAAGGTTGACGCGCTTGAGGCGGAGATTGAGAAGCTGAAATCTATCGTCCAAGGCTGGCACTATCTCGCAGTCGGACCAGACGAGATGGGCGATTACTACACACAGAAGCAGCTAATCAAGGCCAGTGAGCCATATGCGTCTCCCGCCCTCTCACGCGCGCGAGGTGAAGCATGAACCTCCAATATATCAGCACGGCCTACAATGTTCCCGCAAAGAAGGGCCAGCGTGTCCGCTACACGGGCGATAAGGGACCGAACAAGCCCGCCCGTGAAGGTGTGATTACTGGCGCAAAGGGCGCTCATCTTCGCATCCGCATGGACGGCGACAGTTTCTCAAACATCTATCACCCGACGTGGGAGATTGAGTATCTTCAGGAGCCACAACCATGACTGATCTGGCAGACCGGCTGGAGGAGGCGTCCCGTGGCTGGGAGGCGGCTTATCTGAATATCGCGTCGTCACTGTTCGCAGAGGCCGCCCGCGAATACCGAGCAGCCCTTCGTCGTGTTGAGGCGTTGGAGGCGGATAACGCACGGCTCAAGGCTGACGCCGCTCGTTACCATTGGCTGCGAGATATCAGTTGCCCTCCTCATAACTTCTATGTGTCGATTCCTGATGAATTTCACGGCGTTCTTTATTCGCCAGAAGACGTTGACGCATACATCGACCAAGCCCGCGCACTCATGGAGAAGGCCAATGGATAACCTCTTCACCCTCGCCGACGCGCGGCGTCACGATGCCTGTAAATCTGGATACAACCGCTTCAAGGAAACGCTCCGCAAGGCATACCCTGACACGGATATTGAAACCGTCCGCTGGTCGATTGGAGATGTAGCGCGGGTCAATCTTGACGACGCGCTGTGGTGCTCGTGCATGGTGAATGATGACCGAACACGCGTCGCTGCGGTCATGCCCGCCGTTCGTCGCGCCAGCGCGCATACGACAGACGAGCGCGTGGTGTTCTGCATTGGCGAAATCGATCGATGGCTTGCAGGTGATGATAGCGTTGATCTTGGGGCTGTGCGGGCTGCTGCGTGGGCTGCGGGGGCTGCGTGGGCTGCGCGGGATGCGTGGGCTGCGCGGGATGCGGGGGCTGCCGAACGCGACAACCAGCGCGCCGACCTTATCGCAATGTTCCCACCGACTTTTGAAGGAGCCGCATCATGACCACTGAAGCGCATACTGAGGGGCCTTGGCACTTTGACGGGCCACCGGATAACCACATTGTGTGGAGCGGGCCTGTCAACCGGATTTGCTTTATGGCACATTCCAACGGTGTCAATCCTGAGAGAGACACTGCCAACGCCCGCCTAATCTCCGCCGCGCCTGATTTGCTGGAGGTGTTGAAGGGCGTGATGGACCTTTTGGGCCGCGCTGAAAGCAACGCAAGCGGCAACACCGAATGGGACTTCGTTGGCCCGCGTGTCGCCAAAGCCCGCGCAGCCATCAATCGTGCAGAGGGCCGGTCATGAGCCGTAAGAGGTTCACAACTCGGTGGCTGTCTTTCTATTACTTCGCGCTGGACGGAAACAGTCACGGCCCCGAATACACGCCCCGCCGCAGCACATGCCGAATTGTTCGCATGGATAGCTACGCCAAGACGTGGACCCTTTACGTTTATCGAAAAGACGCAAGCGTGATGGCGTTTCAGATTGCCTTTCCTCGCTGGCTTGGGCCTTGGCCGTCTGACCGACCGGAGCCAATCAAATACCCTAAGGAGGGCCGGTCATGAGCGAGACGCTTAAGCCTTTTGCCTTTTGTTGCGCGGAAGCAGGCGGCGATCCAGCCACTTGCGATTGCGTGAATAAGAACCACGGCTCTGCGCTGTTCAAATCAATATGCGCGATCCCAAATTGCCACAACCGAGCGCCCGCAGATGAAGCGTTTTGCG